TGAAGCATTTGTTACAGGCGCTGGAACTAACGTACTAGAACGTGAAGCAGGAACTACAGATGCACATGCTAAGATTATCTTAACAGCATCTGCTGCAGAGACGACTATCAAAGCTGGATCTTACATTTATTTTGAAGCTGCTGCTGACACAGACAGTATGGCTGTAAAAATGATGATTAGAACTACTGGTGGAACTATCGCAGTTACAACAGCTAATAACTAATAACTAATTAACTCTTTAGGTGGAGTGTAATGACTCCACCTCTAGATAAAGGAGATAAAAAATGGCAGACGTAGTATTAAATCAAACAGCTGGAACAGCGTTGTTTCAAGGCGAAAAAAAACTAATAACACACTATAATAATGTTTCAGATAGCTCAGGCGGAAGCACAAAAATTGTTGATGTTTCTGCATTAACTGCAAATAGAAACGGAGCAACACCTGCTACCATATCTTTAAATAAAATATGGTACAGTATTTCTGTAACAGCTAAAGTAGATTCACTTAGATTATTGTGGGATGCAGATACAGACGCAACTTTTTTAACATTAGAAGGTAGTGGATTTTTAGATTTTAGTTCTATTGGTGGTATAAAAAATAATGAGGCAACTAATTTTACTGGCGATGTTCTAGCAGTTTTACCAGCTTGTACAGCGGGAGATACTGCTACAATTACTTGCGAGTGGATTAAAAATTATTAAGGAGTAACTTATGGCCAACACAACGTCAGGCACAGTTACTTTCGATAAAACTTTTGCTGTAGATGAAATAATAACAGAAGCTTATGAACGAATAGGTTTACAATCTGTTTCTGGTTATCAATTAAAAACTGCAAGAAGATCTTTAAACATTCTTTTTCAAGAATGGGGTAATAGAGGTGTACATTACTGGGAAGTTAGTGAGACAGATATTAATCTTGTTGAAGGTCAATCTGAGTATATATTTTTTAGAGCAACTTCTGATGGTACAAGTGCTGTAACAACTCCTGCTGATACTTATGGTGTAGCAGATGTTCTTGAAGCAACTTTAAGAAACAATAGAACTGCTGTTAACCAATCAGATTCTGGATTAACTAAAATAGCAAGATCAGCTTATTCTGCTTTAGGAAATAAACTTTCTAAAGGAACACCTTCACAATATTTTGTTCAAAGGTTCATAGACAAAACTACATTTACAATTTATCCAACACCAGATGCAACTAACGCAGCTAAAGCTATAAATTTTTTTTATTTAAAAAGAATAGAAGATGTTGATTCTACTTACACAGATGCAACAGATGTGCCTTATAGATTTGTACCTTGTATGGCATCAGGTTTAGCTTTTTACTTAGCACAAAAATTTGCACCACAATTAGTTCAACAAATGCAAGCGCTTTATGAAACTGAATTAGCTAGAGCTTTAGCAGAAGATGGTTCTGCATCTAGTTCATTTATAACTCCTCAAACTTATTACCCGAATATATAATTATGGCATACGCATCAGGAAAACACGCAAAAGCAATATCAGATAGATCAGGAATGGAGTTTCCATATAATGAAATGGTAAAAGAATGGAATGGTTCTTTAGTTCATATTTCAGAATTTGAATCAAAACATCCTCAAATTGATCCAAAAGCTCACAAAGGTGATGCACAAGCATTATTAAATATAAGAGGTGATAGAACAGAAACTGCTGTAGCGCAATTATTACCAGAAAATCCATTTACAACTTATGCAGCTTCGTCAGGTGTAATAAATGTTTTTTCCCCTGAACACGGTTTAACAAATGGAACAACATATAGATTTAGAGGAACACCATCAGTTGCTGGAACATATACAAATCCAGGATCGTTTGATGGGATAGCAGGATCGAACATTGCAAAAGCTGCTGGTTATGCTATTACTACAGGAAAGTTTGTTAGTGGCGCGAGAGTTACAACAAACGTAACAGATAATTTTTTTTTTACTGTTAACACAAGCACAGCAACAGTAGGACAACAAAGAGGAGGAGGGTATCCAGTCTCAGTCGGACCGGTAACTCTAACAGCATAATGGCAGGATTTACTTACGCAACATTAACAACAGCAATTTTAAACTATACTGAAGTAGGTACATCTGTATTGTCAAGTACAATTACAAATCAGTTTATTGATAATGCTGAAACTAGAATTATGAGAGATGTTCCTATTGATTCACACAGAACCTCAGCTACAGACAACATGGTTGCTAATCAAGAACATGTTAACGTTCCAGCAGGAGCTTTATTTGTAAGAGGTGTACAAGTTGCAGATGCAACCTCTTCATTAACTAATCCAATTTGGTTAGAAAAAAAAGATGTTACATATTTAGATGAGTTTAATGGTGCACGTGCTACAGGAAGACCTAAATTCTTTGCTATGAAGGGTGGAGCAACAGGTGTTACAAACACAACTTCAGGAGCTATTTTACTTTCACCGATACCAAATAGTACGTATGTATTTAAAATTCATTACAACGCTAGACCCACAGGTTTAAGTGCATCCACTACAACTAATTTTATAAGTTTGAATTTTGCAAATGGTCTGTTATATTGTTGCCTAGCAGAAGCTTTTGGTTATTTAAAAGGACCAATGGATATGTTGCAATTATACGAAGGTAAATATAAAGCCGAAGTGCAGATGTTTGCTGGAGAACAAATTGGAAGACGAAGACGAGACGATTACACGGATGGTACTGTTAGGATACCTGTTCAGTCACCACCACAATAGGAATTAAATTATGGCATCAACATTTACAGATCTTGGTTTAGAAATAATGGCAACTGGCGAGAACGCCGGTACTTGGGGAGATAAAACTAATACTAATTTAAACATTGTTAACACAGCAATCGCTGGTTATGTAGAGCAATCAATTGCAGGTGGAGCTGCTACTACAACATTAACAATTACAGATGGTGCTGCTACATCAGTGGCTCAAAATGCTGTTATAAAATTAACAGGTTCGATTACAGGAAATCAAATTGTAACAATTCCAAATTCAATAGAAAAAGTTTACATTATAACAAATGGTACATCAGGTGCATTTACAGTGCAGGTTAAAACTGTATCGGGATCAGGTGTTACTTTTGGAGTATCAGAAAAAACTACAAAATTATTATATTCAGACGGAACTAATATTGTTGACGCAGGATTTAGCGGCGCTCTTGATGTAGAAGGAAGAGAATTAGTTTTAGATGCTGATGGCGATACAAGTTTAACAGCAGACACAGATGATCAGATAGATATTAAAATAGCTGGCACTGATCAATTAACAATTAAAGATGGAGCCTTGTCTCCCGTTACAACTAACGATATTGATTTAGGTACAGCAAGTTTAGAATTTAAAAATGCATTCTTTGATGGCACAGTAACTTCAGATGCTTTTGCAGGACCACTTACAGGTAATGTAACAGGAAATGCTTCTGGAACTGCAGCAACAGTAACAGGTGCAGCACAATCAAGTATTACATCATTAGGAACTTTAACAACTTTAACAGTTGATGATATTACAATAAACGGCAGTACAATATCTGACGCTGGTGATTTTACATTAGATGTTGAAGGCGATATTATATTAGACGCTAACGGTGCTGATGTATTTTTAAAAGACGCTGGTACTACTTACGGATCATTAACTAACACTTCAGGAAATTTAATTGTTAAATCAGGAACAACAACTGCATTAACATTTAGTGGTGCAAACGTTACAGTTGCTGGAGATCTTACAGTATCAGGTGATGATATTACTATGGGTACAAATACTGCAGGTAATTTATTAGTTGCAGACGGCACAAATTTTAATTCAATAGCAGTTAGTGCATTAGCAGAAATATCAACAGCAGCTAGTGACGATGTTTTTTTAGCAATAGATACTTCAGGTGGAGGACTTAAAAAAATTGCAAGATCAGCAGTTGTTGCAGGACTTGCAACAGACAGTGCTATAGCAAATGTTGTAGATGATACCTCACCTCAATTAGGTGGTAATCTTGATATGAACGGTGCAGATATTATTACTACTTCAAATGCAACTATTGATTTAGCTCCTAATGGAACTGGAACAGTTGTTGTAAGAGGTAATACAAACTCTGGTGCCATAGTATTTAACTGTGAAAGTAATTCACATGGACAAAAAGTTATTGCACAACCACACTCTGCAAGTGTAACTAACACTTTATTATTACCAGCGAGTGGTAACTCAACTTTAATGTCTCTTATTTCAACAGACACTTTAACAAACAAAACACTTACAGCAGCTAGTAATACTGTGGGTTTACTTACACTAGACATTGATGGCGGTACAGAAATAGGAGCAGCTATTGTAGACGCAGATGTGCTTATTATTGATGATGGAGCTGGAGGAACTAATAGAAAAGTTTTAGCTTCAAGAATTAAAACATATACTAACGCAGATTTAGAAGACCCAACAGCACTTGCAATTGCTTTAGGATAATATATAAAAGGAAAATAGGAGATAAAAAATGGCAAACACATTTAAAGTAGTAAATTTTGCAGCAGAGCCGGCATCAGCAGGCACAGCTTATAAAATGTATACAGTAGCTGGATCAACAACTACAGTAGTTCTTGGTTTAATACTTACAAATATTCATTCAAGCGCAGTTACATGCGAAGTAGAATTAGTTAGTGATACAGCAAATAGAGCTGTAGTTAATAATGCTAATAACCAAACATCTTTTTTAGTAAAAGACGTAACCATTCCCGCTGGATCCTCACTTGAGATTTTGTCAGGTGGTAAAGTTGTTTTAGAAACAACAGATGAATTAAAAATAGATTGTTCAGTAGCTGATAAACTTTCAGGTACGTTGAGCATTATGGAGATAACGTAAGATGAGTTATATTGGACGTACTCCTACCAATGCCGCATTAACCG